AGTAGATGCTCTGGAGGAGCGTCTGCACGGCGGACTCGGTCGGCGCGGCGTCGGTGTTGATGCTGGCGGTCGGAGTGCGGTAGGCGGCCGGGACCGGGAGGTCAGTTTGTGCCGCGCTATCCACGAAGCGGAACAATCCGCGTGTGCGATACGGGTTGGCGCCGCTCTGCTCTTGCGACTCGCGGTCGGAGCAGAAGGCACTTTCCATGTCCCTTTTTGTTTCCAGAAGAGCCTTGCTCACGCCGACCGCAAGCTGCTTGCGGCGGCCGATGCCGGCAATGTCGCTGGCCTCTTGGACGAACGTATCAACCTTGACGGCGCGGCGGAACATCTGCCCGCGGGCGCTCAGGAGGGCGCGGTTTTTGGAGGGATCGTCGAACGTGGAAACGTCCGAGTTGCTCAAGACGCCGTCGAAAGACGGGTCGTTGTATTTGTCAGCTTGGAAGCTGTAAACGGCAGCGTTAGATATATCTTGGCCCTTTCGAGCCGCACTTACGAAGGGCGTGTTTTTTGCATCGACGATAGTGATAACGTCGCTCAGGTCTTCACGCTGACCTGTCACTGGGAAAATTGATCCAGTAGCCATGATGGTTGGTTCTTTCTGTTTTTGGGTTAGCTCAGAAGACTCTCGGCGAAGGCTTCCAGCGATTGGCGGTCGCCTCGTTCGTAGAGTCGTTTTGCAGCGTCTTTGCTGCTTGTCTTGGTGGCAGACTTGGCGGCGCTAACCGGGGATGCAGGTGTGGGAAGTTGGGCTTCTGATTTTGCTGACGAGACTTTCTTGGCGGCGCTGGCTTTGGCTTTTTGGGCTTCTTGCTTTTGCATGAGCTGCGACTCGCCGTAGAGGGCGAGGCCGACCCAGTATTCGACTTGGGGCAGCTTGAGCAGCTCGGGCGCTTGTTTCACGGTTGCTTGGTAGGCCGTGTTGAGCGCGGTGCCTTTGGTGAAGATGTCAGGGAACAGGTTCTTGGCGGCTTCGACGGCTGGCTGGCGTTGGGCGAGCCATTGCTGGCGCGCGGGGGCGTGCAGGGTCAGAACGTCGTCTGCTTTGAGCAGATATTCTTTGACGGCATCGCTGTCTACATAGACCTCGCTGCCGTCTGGACGCTTTACCGTGGCGCCGTCGCTGTTCTTTAGTGCCCAGCGGCGGACTTCCTGCGCGCTTTTGACCTTGGCCTCGAGCGCTTCTTGCGTATCGACATCAGCCAGCGGGTTCTCTGCGGAGGGCTGAAGGACGGGGCGGCTGGCTTCGTTGACCTGCGCCTCCAATTCGGCGAGCTTGGTCTTGGCCGCGCTGTATTCGGTCTCCAGCGTCTGAGCCTTTTCGAGGGCTTCTTTTTTCTGGGCCGTCAGCTTGTCGATCCGCTTTTGGACTTTCTCCTGCGGCACCGGGGCGTCGTCGTCTTCGGACTCTTCGTCCTCGGACTCCTTGGCATCTTCATCTTCGGACTCTTCCGCGGGCTTTTCAGCCTCGGATTCGTCCGACTCGTCATTGTCAGAGAGCTTTTCTTCTTCCGCGTTGGTCTTGGGATCAGCCGCTTCCGGTGCTGGTTGATCCAGTCCGACGAGCGCTTCGCTGATCGACATAACGTCGAAATCTTCCACATCTACGGCCGGAGCCGCGTTATCTGTCGCCATGAGCTTTACCTCTCAAGTAGGAACCAGGCAGAGCGTCTGCCAGTCCGATCAAACCGGTGTGCCATGCGGGCACGACTCAACTTTGATACTACCAGTATAACGACTACTGGACAAATGTCCAGCAAAAAAGTTGAGGGTTGAGAGATGAGGGTTGAGTTGTGTCACAAAGTGTGCAGTGCTTTTGTGACAAAGCGTATGCACTTGCGCGCAGAGTTATACGGTTTGCAACGAGTTCCCGATCGGGGATAAATGCCCGGAAAGCGGCCGGATTATACCCGAAAAGGTGCGAGCGGGAACATGGCTTTACACTAAGCGCGAGGCTTCGGCGCGGCGCTGCTCGAGGGTGTCCCACAGTTCCTGCAGGGCGTTGAGCTGGCCGGCGGCGTGGGCGAGGTAGCCGGGTTCTTTGGCGGTGGCCATGGTGGCGACCAAGGTGCTGGCGTCGGCGATGCGGTCCTGCAGCTCGAGCATGACGGCGAGGTAGGCGGGCGGTGCTTGGTCGCGGGAGAAGGCAAGGGCGCCTTCGCGGTCGAAGTCTTCGTTGACGGTGTAGAGGTCGGTGGGGATGGTTTTGGTTTTGGTGAACATAAGGTGTTTGCTGTTCGCGAATGGCGAATTAGCCGCGGCGCATGAAGTGGATCAGCTTGTCCGCGTTTATGACGTGCGGGGCGCAGTCCATGCAGCAAGGCCCAAGCTGGGGGTCGCCGTGCCACTTAACCGTAAGAGGTTGCTCGCAGACTTGGCATAATGGGACGCCCCGGGAAGTGGCCTTCCAGGCGTCTGGCGGTGGAGGTTGGTTGCGGGACAGGGTGGTCATCACCACTTGACCTTGTCGGCCCAATACGCAGCACTGCCCTTGCCCTTATTAATGTTCTTGGCGTGTCGCGCCTTGAACGACTTGTTGCGCGAGCTGCCGTCAGGAGATCCCTTGACGCCTTGCTGTCCGAAACGGATTAGCTTGCCGCCGACCGGCAGGGCATCGCCGCAGGCTTTGACAACGTGGGACTTGGTTGGGTGACTTGGCGTGCGCTTGGGCTTGTTGCATGCCATCTTGGCTTTGTCGGTTTTCATAAATCAGTAGCTGCCTCCTCCGTGGCTGCGCAGGATGTCGCCCTCGACGTTGATGGCATCGGAGAGGCAAACGTAGCGAAGCAAATCGATGAAGTCTTTTACGGCCCCGAGCTTTTTGTCCGCACCAGTATAAGTCTGCAGCGCATAGATGACATTTTTGCAGTTCTCTGAGATGTAAAGCCTCGGCTGGTTAATTGCGTCCACCGGCTTCTCGGGGTTGTATGACAGCGCGTCGTTAATCATGCTGACGCCTTCGTCGATGCTGTCGCCCGGCGTGGCGGTGAAGTGCATATTCAAGTCCGCCATGTCATCAATGAGGGTCGATGGCGACTCCTTGCCTAAATTTCGGGCGTGCCCATAGCGACTGTCCATCCAGCGCTCGAAAATTTCTTCGCCGCCCTCGACGCGCAGAATTTCTTCTTTGTAACGCTGTAGCCCAAAGCCAAAATTCTGCTGCGCAGGACCGGGTTTGCCGTCGAGCTTTTTGCCATCTGGCAGCGCCCACTCGCCGGCATAGCCCACGCCTTCGATGTATGACGTTTGGTCGGGCCACTCGCGGTAGACAACGATGCGGCCGGTAATATCGTGAACAGTCCAAAGCATGGCCCAATTTTTGCCAGACGCTGGATCGACCCAATGATAGCGAGTCCCATTTGGTACGTTGCTGTGCCGGATGACGTGAACCTTCGGGTTGAACAGCGGAAAACGGCCAGAATGCGCCTTGGTGGGGATTCCGTAAGCTCGCTCTAAGATTTTTTCTCGGGTTTCGCTTTGCAGCTCCCTTTTCATCCGAGACCAGCCAGCCCAGGGATTTAGCTTGGTGTGAAAATAAATAATGGGCCGACCCTTCGGGTTGATTTGCTCAATGGGCACTTGCTCAAAGCCGACAACCTTGCCCTCGGCGTTTTTCCGCTCTAGCAACTCAGCATCGACGGTGACAACGTCTTTGGCGCCGGACAAGTAGTCGGCCACGATAGGCGTCCAGCCCTGCACCGGGGTAAAAGTAACGGCCAACTTGCCATTTCGGTCTACCAAGCGGAAGCGGATTGTGCTGAGAACGTCGAGAGCGCCCATAGCCTCGTCCATCCAAACCATATCGACCTCGCCACCTTCTAATGTGGACGGATCTTGCGAGTAATTGCGGAAAATGCACTGTGCTGAGTTTGGCGCGACCCACTTGGATTCTGAGAAGCCATTCTTAATTGTGTAGGATATTGCCGTGACGGCTGATTTCCTAGCGTTTCTCCACTCAGGTGGCATGTATTTCCAAACGCGGGGCTGCTGAAGCTCAACGCTGTTGGCGGCGGTCAAAGAAAAGCACCAAACAACCGCTCCGGGCTTGTTGTACATGGTCTTGATGACTTCTTTCGCCGCCCATTCCGTCTTTCCCGAGCGGTTGCCGCCGAGCACCAGAATCTCGCGGTGTTTTTCCAGCAATTCGGACGCGCGCTTCCAGACCGGCGGGATGTAGCCATAGCGGAACGGATCGCTGGCCTCGCGGGCGATCAGCTCTTCGCGTGTTTTTAAGTATTTCCAGCCTTCGTCCGGCCCCAGTTTCTCAAGCAAGTCGAGATCGACCTGCATGACGGGGTGCGGTGTGGGCTTGAAGCGGTGTGCGTGCTCGTTCACGAAGTAGATCGGGCGCCGGCCGGTGCGTTTGCGCAACGCCAGCTTCCCCAAGCCGTTGGTTAAACCGGCGCGGCGCCCAAAATGTCCAAAGTCGGATTCTCCGCAGCAGCGAGCTGGTCAATGCGCGCAGTCAGCCACCGGCCGTTGTCTTCGCGGCAGACGGTGACGTAGTCGTTTTCAAGGCCGCCCTGCGCGACAACGTAGAGCACGCGGCAGGTGCCGATGCCGTCTACCTCGACGCGGAAGTTTTGCAGGGGCCAAGAGATCATTGGAGATTTGAAATTTGAGATTTCAGAAAGATTGCCGGGAACGGTGAGCGCTCACCTTTTCAGCGCACGGGTTGCCAATCTTGCGATCACCATACGGCGACCTCCCGAGATCGATGTGGCGGCGACCGAGTGTTCCCAGTCCATACCGCTCATCCGTGTTGCTACGCTGCCCGGACAAAGTGAATGTGCAGGCGCCCCGCTCGTTTCGCTCGGCGGGGCTGGGCATAACGGCATGCGCCGCGGGACCACACCACATGGAATCCCGGCGAAA